CGCTGAACGCCCTGTCGCTTGCGGCGTCGGACAACATCTTGACCCAGCAAGAGTTGCAGACGTGGCAGGAAGCCACCCTGCAACTGATGTTGTCGAGCACATCGGCGACCTCGGCATATGTGCAGCAGATACTCTTCGCCGCCGACGCCCTGAAACAGTTCACCGATCCGACCGTCGCGGCGGTGATGGCGCAGATACTCAACATGATGGCGACCGGGGGTGACATCTCGGTTCTGGTCCAGCAGCTTAACGAGATCGCGCGATCCGGCGCTACGCAGGCGATGCGTGATCAGGCAGCGGCTGCTGCGCAGATGCTCAGCACCGTCACCGCCGCGACCGCCAAGCTCGGCAACGTCAAGACGGACCTCGACAGCTACACCGGGTCGCTGGGCGCAGCGGTGGCTCGCACCGCCGAACTGGCCTCGACTACCGATACCGGGTTGAACACCGCCATCCGCCAGTTCGCCGTCGACATGGTGAATGGCAAGACCAGCGTCGCTGATTTTGTCACGCAGCTTCAAGCCGTTGCCGCCGCCACCCCGAACGAAGCCCTGCGGACGATGATCAACAACGTCATCGCCGCCGTTCAGGAAATCTGGAAGATCGTTCCCGCCTACAATGCTGCGACCGGCGCCGCCAATACCTTCGCCGGTGCCGCCGCTGCCGCTGCGGCTACCGCCGCCTTCGCGGCGGGTGCCGCCCGGGCCGGGGCACTCGCGATGGCGGCAGATATGACATCTGCGGCAAGTCAGTTGGAGACGATGGTTCAGGGGCACGTCAACGCCCTCAAGGATGAGCGCCAGATGCTCAGGGAGACCACTGCTGCCGCGCAGCAGAAGGCCGTAAGCATCGAGCAGGCGATCCATTTGTCTGAGCAGGAGGCAAAGGGCCTCGACGCCATCGCGGAGAAGGAACGCCGGATCGAGGCCGCACGAGCAGCCGCAGCCGCGAAGTCCAAGGCCAAAGGTGGTGGTGGCGCCGCTGGCCCGGCTGGTGTTGTCGGTGGCGTCGATGTCAGCGAAACGCAATTGAAGCAGTGGTCTAGGACGATGCAGGAAACGCTCGATCCGACCATGAAGCTCAGAGAGGAACAGGAAAAGCTGGCGCTTGCCATCCAGAAAGGTGTGTTCCCCGCCGAGTTGCAGGCGGCGGCGCTGGCAAAACTTCAACAGCAGTACGGGGGCGCCGCCACCAAGGCGTTCGACCTGCAAAAGACCTTCGGCACGATGATGCAGCAGTGGGGCGATCAGGTGGCCTCATCACTCGCCAGCGCCATCGTCAACGGCGAGGACTTGGGTGAGGTGTTCAAGAAGCTGCTGCTGCAACTGGCGGAGATGGCGCTGCAAATGCTGGTGCTGAAACCGCTGATGGGCAACATCATGGCAGGCTTCGGTATTGCCCCGGCAGCGGCATCGACCGGGGTCGCTGCCAACTCCAATCTTCGTTACCCGACCCCCGGCAGGCTTGGTGTGCGCAGCGCCACGGTCGGCGGCACCACCACCAACAGCAGCAGCATGGGTGGCCTCACCATCAACTTCAACGGCGCCGGTGGCGGCGATGTCGCGGCCAACGGTAAACGCGCCAAGGCGATGGGCGAGCGCGTGCGCGACGTGGTGCAGCGCGAGATGATCCGGCAGTCGCGGCCGGGTGGGCTGATGTGGTCGGGAGGGCGATAGATGGCGGACGACTTCACCACGTGGTGCCCTTCGGTCCCGATGCAGAGCAACAACGAGCAGCGGATGAACATCGCCCAGTATGGCGATGGCTACCAGCAGCGCCAGCTTGACGGCATCAATGCGCTCGACACCACGTTCTCGGTCACCTACGAGAACCGCGATACCCGCACGCTTGAAGCGATGAACCTCTACCTCATCGCCCAGAAGTCGAAGCAGTTCAAATTCCGGCACCCGGCCACCGGCGTCCTCATCAATGTGTTCTGCTCGGAGTGGGACATCGATTGGGACTTGGTGCAGTGGGATGCGCAGGGCAAGCGCACCGTCTACGGCACGCTCAGCGCCGACTTCACCCGCGCCTACGGGTTGGGGGTGGTTTGAGATGGGTGTTGCCGCCGATGTTGCCGGTCTCGATCCCGTCGAGCGGGTCGAGTTGTTCGAGTGGGACGCCAAGGTGCTCACCGGCAGCGATGCCGACATCCTGCGCTGGCACCCCGGCACCACGGTGACCGATGGACCGATTGTCTGGCAGGGCAAGACCTACAATCCGATGCCCATCGAAGCCACCGGGTTCGAGCGGAACGCCGCTGGCACGCTGCCGCGCCCGACGCTGCGGGTAGCGAACATCGGTGGCGTAGTCGGCGCCTATGTGCGGGCCATCGGCGGCGCGCTGGGGGCACGGGTGGTCCGCAGGCGCACGCTCGGCAAGTATCTCGACGCGGTGAACTTCCCCAACGGCAATGTCTACGCCGACCCGGCCACGTTCTTCCCCGACGAGATTTACTACGTGTCTCGCAAGGCGGCTGAGAACTCCATCTGGTTGGAGATGGAGCTTGCGGCGCGCTTCGATGTCGCCGGGATCATGTTGCCGCGCCGACAGGTGATCGCCGCCACTTGCCAGTGGGTCTACCGCTCGGCCGAGTGTTCCTATGCCGGGCCACCGGTACAGGACATCAACGGTAACCCGACCTCCGATCCGGCCAAGGATGCCTGCCGCAAGACGCTCACCGCCTGTCAGGCGCGCTTCGGTAGCAATGGAGTGTTGCGCACCTCGGCGTTCCCTGCCTCGCTGCTGGGGAAATCACAATGAACTGGACGCCGAGCCCCCAGATCATCGCCAAGGTTGCGGACCACGCGCAGCGCATGATCCCGCACGAGTGCTGCGGGCTGATCCGGGGCGACGACTACATCGAGGTCGAGAACGTCTCGCCTGACGAGAACTCCTTCCTGATGCGCAGCGAGGATTTCGTGCGGGTGATGCGCGATGGCCCGGTCGACGCGGTGGCGCACAGCCACGTGTTCCTGCCGCCCGTCCCCTCGCAGCCCGATCTAACCTCCTGCGAGCGCTCGGCACTGCCGTGGCTGATCGTCTCGATCCCGAACAACACCCACACCGTGATTTACCCATCCGGCTATCAGGCGCCGCTGCTCGGCCGACCGTGGGCATGGGGCATCCACGACTGCTTCGCGCTGGTCCGCGACGGGATGAGCCACTACGCCGGGATCGACATCCCAGACATCGAGCGCGAGTGGGAGTTCTGGCTCAAGGATGAGGACTTCATCAGGAAGAGCATGGCTGAGATGGGCTTTGTCGAAATGCCGCCCGGCACCCCGCTGCACCATCTCGACGTGCTCGGCATGAAGCTGCATGGCCGGGTGGTCAACCACCTCGGGCTGTTCCTCGCGCCCGACAAGCTGCTGCACCAGTTGCACGCCCGGCTCTCCACCGAAATCATCTATGGCGGGCACTATGCGCAGATGACCGAGCTTCACGCCCGCCACCGCTTTCTGATGGAGGGCGGTGATGCTCAACACTGAACCGCTGGTACGGGTGGTGCTCTACGGCGCGCTGGCGGAAGAGTTCGGCGCCGAGCATGCGTTCGCCATCCGCACCCCGGCCGAGGCGGTGCGCGCCCTCACCGCCAACTATCCCGGCTTCCGCCCGGCGCTCGTCAAGGTCGAGCGCTATGGCATCGTCGCGGATGGCGACTGGCGCGAGGGCGAAGAGGCGGCAATCCTGCCGGTGAGCCGCGAGCTTCACATCGTGCCGATGATCGACGGCAAGTTCGATCCGGTGTCGTGGGCGGCGATTGGTGCAACGGCGATTGGCACCACCACCTTGCGCGCCATCGGCACGCAACTCTTGATCGGCGTGGTGGTGTCGGCGCTGATCTGGGGCATCCAGCAATTGTTCGCCCAGCCGGTCGAGGAAGATGAAGGCGACAAGCGCGACGAGAGCTACTTCTTCTCGGGCTCGGTGAATACCACGGCGCAGGGCGCCGCTGTGCCTGTGGTCTACGGCCGGTGCTTCGTCGGCTCGGTGGTGGTGTCGGCGGGGATTTCGGTAGGCGATCAGCGCCTTGCCGTCAGCACCGGGGATTACGCCATCGATGAACGCGGCGGTCAGCCGCAAGACCCGACCGCGCCGCATGCGCTGCGCAACACCACGCCGCTTACGCCCACGCTGGTGTTGCAGAATGTCGGGGCGCCAGACCGGCCGATCATGCGCGTCGGCCCGGAAGGCTGGCGGCATGCAGGCGTGGTCAGCGTCGTGGATGACGAAGGGGAATACCGCGAGGTCGACCTCTTCATTCCGCCCGAGGCGGGCTCGCCGTATCGCTGGGATTACTGGCGCGGCTTCGAGCGCTACCAGCCGGGTGAACAGGGGATGTTCGGGACATGAACGAGCATCGCCGGGTCAACGTGCCGCGCACTGCCTACATCCCGCCACCGGGCGGCGCCGGTGGCGGCAAGAGCGGTGGTGGCGGCAAGGAGACCCGCGACAACCTGCGCTCGCGCCAGATGGCGCGGATCATCGACCTGATCGGTGAAGGCCCCAATGTCGGCATCGTCGGCTGGACCAAGGGTATTTTCTACGATGGCGTGCCGCTGCAAAACGAGGACGGCACCTTCAACTTCACCAACGCCATCATTCAGGAAGTGCTGGGACTGCCAGACCAGCCGGTGATGTCCGGCTTCTCGGCGGTCGAGAGCCCGTATGCCGGGCCGGGCGCGATTATCAAGGCGGTGCCCAAGGAAGTTCACATCGAGAATACCGACAGCGACCGGGTGCGGATCGTCATGTCGGTGCCGAGCCTGCAAAAGATTGATGACGAGGCCAACATCGAAGGCACCTCGGTGTCGTTCAAGATCACCATCGACAACAATGGCGGTGGCTACCTCGACCGGGGCACCTATGTGATCTCGGGCAA